ATATGATGACTCAGACGTTACAAAAAGAAATGCCAATGGACAAACTCGTTCAGGACTCTATTCTTTGTTCATTCCTATGGAATGGAATTACGAGGGATACATTGATTCTTATGGCCACCCTGTCTTCAAAACACCATCAAAAAAAGTGTATGGACCTCATGGAACACCAATCAAAACTGGGGTTATTGAATACTGGGATAATGAAGTAGAAGGTCTTAAAGATGACCAAGATGGATTAAACGAATTTTACAGACAATTTCCTCGTACAACTAAACACGCGTTTAGAGATGAATCTAAAATGTCTTTATTTAATCTAACTAAAATTTATCAACAAATAGATTTTAATGAAGATTTAAAAAACTCTTTATCAGTTACGCAAGGCAATTTTCAATGGGAAAACGGAGAAAAAGATACTAGAGTTATATTTGCGCCAAGCAAACAAGGTAGGTTTTTTATAACATGGGTACCACCTTTACAGTTGCAAAACAAAAGATTTATAAAGAACGGAGTTAATTATCCTGGTAACGAGCATTGTGGCGCTTTTGGTTGTGATCCATATGATATATCAGGTACAGTTGACGGTAAAGGTTCTAATGGAGCTTTGCATGGGTTAACTAAGTTTAGCATGGAAGAAGTTCCACCAAATCATTTTTTCTTAGAATATATTGCTCGTCCACAAACAGCTGAAATATTTTTTGAAGATGTACTTATGGCTTGTGTGTTTTATGGTATGCCAATATTAGCAGAGAATAACAAACCTAGATTACTTTATTATTTTAAACGTAGAGGTTATAGAGGTTTTGCTATGAACAGACCTGATAAAAAAAGAAATAAACTATCTGTAACAGAAAGAGAAATAGGTGGTATACCTAATTCAAGTGAGGATATAAAACAAGCACATGCTTCTGCTATAGAAACTTATATAGAGCACTTTGTAGGATTAAAAGAAACAGGTTATGGAGACGTGTATTTTCAAAGAACTCTAGAAGATTGGGCTAAATTTAATATAAACAATAGAACAACACACGATGCGTCTATTAGTTCTGGCTTAGCTTTAATGGCCTGCAACAAACATAGGTATTTACCTGTTAATAAAATTGAATTAAAACCAGTTGATCTTGGAATAAAAAGATACGACAACAAAGGAACTTTATCAAAAATTATAAATTAATGAATATATATACTAATACCAATAGTGCTTTCCCTAGTCAAGTAGTGAGTGATGCTGAAAAAGCAAGTTTGGAATACGGAAGTCAAGTTGCTATGGCAATTGAGTACGAGTGGTTTCGCTCAGGAAGAACTACAGGTAATAGATATTTAACTAATTGGAATCAATTTCACCAATTGAGACTGTACGCTCGTGGAGAACAAAGCGTGCAAAAATACAAAGATGAATTGTCTATAAACGGCGATTTGTCTTATCTTAATTTAGACTGGCAACCAGTACCTATATTATCTAAATTTGTTGATATAGTTGTTAATGGTATATCAAACAAAAGTTATGATATAAAAGCATATGCTCAAGATCCTGAGTCTGTAAAAGCTAGAACAGAATACGCTTCTAAAATACAAGAGGATATGTTAGCTAGAGAATATCTTGATTCTTTAAAGGATAGTCTAGGTATAAGTTTATATCAAAGTATGGATCCTACTAACTTACCTGAATCACCGGAAGAGTTAGAATTACACATGCAACTTAGTTATAAGCAATCAATTGAAATAGCAGAAGAAGAAGCTATATCATCTGTGTTAGCACAAAACAAATATGATTTAGTTAGACGTAGATTAAACATGGACTTAACGGTTTGTGGTATTGCTGCTGCTAAAACAAATTTTAATACTGCTGAAGGTATAACTGTTGATTATGTAGATCCTGCTTATTTAGTTTACTCTTACACGGAAGATCCAAACTTTGAAGATATATATTACGTTGGTGAAGTAAAGTCTATAACAATACCTGAGCTTAAAAAAGAGTTTCCAGATATTAGTCAAGAAGAATTAGAACGTATACAAAAAACTCCAGGCAATAGATCTTATGTTACAGGTTGGGGTGGTTATGATGAAAATACTGTTCAAGTAATGTACTTTGATTATAAAACATATTCTAATCAAGTATTTAAAATAAAACAAACTGATCAAGGTTTACAAAAAGCTTTAGAAAAAGACGATACATTTGATCCACCAGAAAACGATAGTTTTGAGAGAGTATCAAGATCTATTGAAGTACTATATAGTGGCGCGAAAGTTTTAGGTACTGATACAATGCTTAAATGGGAACTTGCAGAGAACATGTCAAGACCTTTAGCTGATACTACAAAAGTAGAAATGAATTATTCTATATGTGCGCCTAGAATATATAAAGGACGTATAGAATCACTTGTAAGTAAATGTATAGGTTTTGCTGATATGATTCAGCTAACACATTTAAAGTTACAACAGGTTATGTCTAAAATGGTACCAGATGGTGTTTATTTAGACATGGACGGTTTAGCAGAAGTTGATTTAGGTAACGGTACAAACTACAACCCTGCAGAAGCACTTAACATGTATTTCCAAACAGGTTCTATTGTTGGTAGATCACTTACTCAAGACGGTGACTTTAATCAAGGTAAAGTACCTATACAAGAATTAAGTAGCTCAAGTGGCCAAGGTAAAATACAAAGTTTAATACAAACTTATCAGTATTATTTACAAATGATACGTGACGTAACCGGGCTTAACGAAGCTAGAGATGGTAGCACACCAGATAAACAAACATTAGTAGGATTACAAAAAATTGCTGCAAATGCTTCAAACACTGCCACTAGGCATATAAAGCAAGCTAGCTTATATGTAACTTTAAGAATAGCAGAAAATATAGCTTTAAAAATAGCTGATGCTTTACAGTTTCCGCTTACGGCTGAATCTCTAGTAAACAATATATCCAACTATAATGTTAATACATTAACAGAAATAAGTAATTTAAATTTACATGATTTTGGTATATTCTTAGAATTAGAACCAGATGAAGAAGAACAACAGCAATTAGAACAAAACATACAAGTTGCTTTACAGCAAGGTGGTATTGATTTAGAAGATGCTATAGATTTAAGACAAATAAAAAATCTTAAACTAGCAAATCAAATGCTTAAAATTAAGCGTAAGAAAAAAGGTAGAGAAGAGCAACAAAACGCTATGCAGCAATCACAAGCTCAAGCAAATGCTCAAGCTGATGCTGCTGAAAAAATTGCAATGTCTGAAGTTCAAAAACAAGAAGCTATATCAGGTTCTAAGGTACAATTTGAACAAGCTAACAATCAAATGGAAATACAACGTATGCAAATTGCTGCTCAAATAAAGCAACAACAAATGCAATTACAACATAAGTTTGATATGCAGTTAAAGCAAATGGACATGAAAGCTACTAGTGAAAAAGAAGCTGAAATAGAAGATCGTAAAGATAAACGTATTAAATTAGAAGGTACGCAACAAAGTCAAATGATAGATCAAAGACAAAATGATTTATTACCAATAAATTTTGAAGAACAAGACGGAGCAGCAATGATGCCTAACGTCTAATTATTAATTATTTAATTATATTATATTATGTCAGAAGTAAAAACAAATGAACCTGTTAAACAGGAAGGTGACTTTAAAATAAAGTCTAAGCCTAAAAAACCTAAGCAACTAGGTGTTAAAGAACAAGAGATCAAAAAGGTTAATCTTAAAGAGCCATTAGTAGAAATACCAAATGATGTTGTTAAGGTTACAATACCTAACGAACCAGTTAAAAAAGAAACAGATGCCATTCAAATCGGAGAAACAAAGGAAGTACCTGTGGAAAAACCATCCGGAGATAGCACAGAGGTGGGAGAACCTGTACAAGAGTCCAACGAGGATGTTGAAGGGTTTTCTCCAATCAAAGAAGTAACTGAAGAAGAAGTAGAAAAAGTAACAAAAGAAGTTAAAGAAGCTGTAAGAGATGAAAAGGTATTAGGCAAAGCTTTACCTGAAAATATTGAAAAGCTAGTTACTTTTATGGAAGAGACTGGTGGAACCATAGAAGATTATACAAGACTTAACGCTGATTATTCAAGTGTTGATGAAAATACTTTACTAAAAGAATATTACAGAAAATCTAAACCTCATTTAAACAATGAAGAAATAGATTTTATAATGGAAGAAAGCTTCCATTTTGATACAGATCTTGACGAAGAGCGTGACGTCAAAAAGAAAAAACTCGCTAAAAAAGAAGAGGTTGCGAAAGCAAAAAACTTTTTAGAGGAAACGAAAAAGAAATATTACGACGAAATCAAGTTGAGACCCGGCGTAACTCAGGACCAACAAAAAGCTATGGACTTTTTTAACCGCTACAATGAACAGCAGAAACAAGCTGAGCAACAACATGATGTATTTCAAAAAAATACTAAAGAACTTTTTAATCAAGATTTCGAAGGTTTCGATATCAAAGTTGGTGAAAAAAGATTTAAGTATAATATAAAAGATGTAGATAAGGTTGCTGAAAATCAATCAAATATTAACAACCTGGTTAAGAAGTTCTTAGACAAAGATGGTAATGTTAATGACGCGGCTGGTTATCATAAAGCTATATACGCTGCTGATAATGTCGATAGAATCGCTACTCATTTTTATGAGCAAGGAAAAGCTGACGCAGTTAAAGACGTGGTTAATAAGTCTAAAAACTTATCACCTATAAAAGCTAGATCACAACAAGGTGATGTTTTTATAAACGGATTAAAAGTTAAAGCAATTTCTGGTGCTGATTCTTCAAAACTGAAAATTAAAACAAGAAAATTTAACAATTAAAAATTAAACAATTATGAGTTTATCTCCACAATTTGGTAGTATTGTACCAAGTCCAACTCAAACTCCATCACCTTCTGCTTATTTAGCATTTAACGGTGGAGCAAATGACTTTGCACAACAATATTTACCAGAAATTTACGAACAAGAAGTAGAGCGTTATGGAAACAGAACGTTATCTGGCTTTTTAAGAATGGTTGGCGCTGAAATGCCAATGACATCTGATCAAGTAATTTGGTCTGAACAAAATAGATTACATATATCTTACAATGGATGTACTGTAGCTGCAGGTGGTAATGCTGCTGCTGGATTAGCGTCAGTTGTTACAATTCCGGTTAATGCACCAAGTATAGTAAATGTTATATCTATAAATGATACTGTTGTACTTTTAGATCCTGCTACAGGAGCTGAAGGAAAAGGTATTGTTACAGCTAGAGCTGCTGGAAACGTAACAGTTCAGCCGTTTGCTAACGCAACATTTGATGCACAAGGAATCACTATTGGTACTGGAACAATTAAATTATTTGTTTACGGTTCTGATTATACTAAAGGAACAACTATTGGTGCAGGAGTAGGAAACTCTGCCGAAAGAGTATCTGTTGATCCTAATTTCACACAATTTTCTAACTCACCAGTGATCATAAGAGATCAGTACGTTGTTACTGGATCTGATATGGCTCAAATCGGTTGGGTTGAAGTTGCTACTGAAGATGGTGCTTCTGGATACCTTTGGTATTTAAAAGCTGAATCTGAAACAAGATTACGTTTCGAAGATTACTTAGAAATGGCAATGGTTGAAGGTGAATTAAACGCTAACGCTAACGGTGCTGCAGGAGCATATAGTAATGATATGTTACCAGGTACACAAGGTTTATTTGCTGCTATTAGAGACAGAGGAAATGTAGAAGTAGGATTTACTGCTGCTGCTGGACTTGATGAATTTGATGCAATACTTAAAAACCTAGATACTCAAGGAGCTATCGAAGAAAACATGTTATTCTTACAGAGACAAACATCTCTTGATTTTGACGATATGTTAGCTTCTATCTCTGGTGGTTTCGCTGGTGGTACTGCTTTCGGTTTATTTGAAAATTCAGAAGAAATGGCTTTAAATCTTGGATTCTCAGGATTTAGAAGAGGTTCTTATGATTTCTATAAAACTGACTGGAAATACTTAAACGATGCTTCTACAAGAGGTGCTATCGCTGGTATTAATTCAATCGAAGGTGTATTAGTTCCTGCTGGAACATCTACAGTTTATGATCAAATCTTAGGTACTAACATTAGAAGACCTTTCTTACACGTAAGATATAGAGCTTCTCAAGGTGACGACAGAAGAATGAAATCATGGTTAACTGGTGGTGCTGGAGGAGCAATGACTTCTACGCTTGATGCAATGCAAGTTAACTTCCTATCAGAAAGATGTTTAGTAACGCAAGCTGCTAACAACTTCGTTTTATTCCAAGGATTATAATAATCCAACAAGTGTAATTTTTACCCTCGTTATATCAACGGGGGTAATTATTACTTTTATAAACTATTTAATTATATTATATTATGGCTAAAAAAGCTCAAGCAGAAACTATTGAGGTTGCACCTCAGCCGGTAGCTACAAAAGTAGCACCACCAGCTAAACCAAGTTGGGAAATAAAAGATAGAATTTACTATTTAAAAGGAAACAAATCTCCTTTAACTTTAACAATACCAGGTAAGCATACAAGAAAACACGCTTTATTATATTTTGATGAAACATCAGGTAAGCAAAGAGAAATAAGATATGCTACTAATCAGGATTCACCATTAGTTGATGAGCAAAAAGGCGAATGTACTATGGGGCATATTATTTTTAAAGATGGATTTTTAAGAGTTCCTAAAAATATGCAAAACCTGCAAAAACTACTTTCATTATATCATCCGTTAAAAAACAAAATATACGAAGAGTATAGTGCTGTTGAAGAAGCTATAGATGAATTAGAAGATTTAGATTTACAGATTGACGCTATGAACGCTGCGCGCTCAATAGATATTGATCATGCTGAAGCTATATTAAGAGTAGAAAAAGGTTCTGAAGTAAATAGTATGAGTTCTAAAGAAATTAAAAGAGATTTATTATTATTTGCAAAAAACAATGCTTCTATGTTTATTAGCTTAGCTAATGACGAAAACGTACAGCTTAGAAACTTTGCAATAAAAGCTCGTGAAGCTGGAGTAATAAAATTATCTCAAGATCAAAGAACTTTTCATTGGGGATCAAACGATAGAAAGTTAATGAATGTTCCATTTGACGAAAACCCTTATTCAGCTTTTGCTGCGTTCTTAAAAACAGACGAAGGTGTAGAAATTTACAAATCTATAGATAAAAAGCTATAAAAACAAGTGATACTATATATAGGCGGTTACGGCCGCCTTTTTAGTATATTAAAATAAATATAAATGGTAAATATAAATACAGTATATACAACAGTCTTGTACATATTAAACAAAGAACAAAGAGGTTATGTAACTCCAGCGGAGTTTAACAGCTTAGCTGCTTTAGTTCAAGACGAGATTTTTCAATCATATTTTCCAGATGGTAACCAACTAAACAGGTTTAATCAAAATAATCAACAAAATGATACAGAGTTTTTTAACATGTTTAAAGACTCTGCTTATAAATTATATCCTTTTGAAAGAACAGCTTCGTTTACTTACAACGCAGGCGCTGGTATCCTAGGCTGGGAATACACAGGCGCTGGAACTATATTTAAATTAGGTGAAATAATATCTACATATAATACAACAAATCCTCAGTATGATTCTATTACTGAGTTAGCTAGTCAAAGTGATTTTTCTAAGATCACAAGATCTGCATTGACAGCTCCAACTATGCAATATCCTTTATGCACGACAGGCACAGGGCCAAATAACTCTGTACTTATAAAAGTTAGTCCACAACCAAACGTTTTAAACGTGAACGCTTTGTTTACTCCAGTAACTCCAGAGTGGAAATTTACCATTGGATCACTAGGCCAATATATATACTCTAGTTCGTCAATTGATTTTGAACTAGATATATCAGAGCAAATAAACTTAATAATAGGTATATTAAAATATTGCGGTATAATAATAAGAGATCCTGAAATTATACAAACGGCAGAAGCAGAAGCGCAACAAACTTCAATAAATGAAAAATCTTAAAAAATGGCACTAATAACAGAAACTAATCAACAATATTATCAAGGCGCGCAAGGCTTTAGAGGTACTGGTAATGCTCTTACTATTACAACAACTTTTGATACTGATTTAGTTTTTGGAAGCTACGATCCAGCAGTTGCAGATTATACTTTAAATAACTTTAAAATATACACTAGTACTACAGGTTTTCCTGGTAGCTGGAGTGAATATCTTTCAGTCTACACTGTTGTTAACAATCAAATAACGTTCAACACAGCTCCTTTTCCTGCTAACAATTTATTTATAGTTGTTCAGTTAAAAACATTAGACGGTGGTCAGTATGCTAGTAGTATAACAGAAGAAGCAATAGGTGATGCTGTTGAAGAAAACTATGGTACATATCAATATGTTAAACTAAACGATATTATAGACAATTATATGGTTGGTTACGTGGGTGATGGTAAAATAATACAAAGAGCAAAAAAATCTGATGTGTTGTTTTTTGCAAAAAGATCTTTACAAGAATTTAGTTACGATACATTAAAAAGTATTAAATCACAAGAGCTTACAATACCAGCAAGTTTATCTTTAGTTATACCTCAAGATTATGTTAATTACGTAGCGTTATCATGGATAGATTCTCATGGTGTTAAAAGACCTATATATCCAAATAATAACTTAACTATAAATCCTTACGAAAAATTACTACAAGACGATAGAGGTATACCTACACAAGATAGCTTTGGTGAAGACTTAGAAGGAACATCGTTAACAGTAGAAAGATGGAAAGAAACAAATGCTAATAGATTATTAAATAATCAAGCTTTAAATGAACTTGATAATTTTGCATACGATGTTTACGGTAATGATTTTGGCTCAGGGCCTTGGAACTGGGGAAGATTATACGGTTTAGACCCTCAGTATTCTAACGTAAACGGTTGGTTTGGCATAAATGAAAGAGATGGTAAGTTTACTTTTTCTAGCAACTTAGCAGAGAAATTAATAGTATTAGAATATATATCAGATGGATTAGCTTACGATCTAGATACTAGAGTACCTAAGATGGCTGAAGAGGCAATGTATTTAAGTATATCATATAACTTATTAGCAAATAGAGCTAATGTATCAGAAGGTATGGTTGCTAGATTTAAAAAAGATAAAAGAGCTGCATTAAGAAACGCAAAGATAAGATTATCTAACATAAAGCTTGAAGAAATAGTTCAAGTGATGAGAGGTCAGTCTAAATGGATTAAACACTAAAATTTAATGGCACAAGCAAGAAACACTTTTTCTAAAAGTAAAATGAACAAAGATCTCGACGCTAGGTTAATGCGTAGTGATGAGTATAGAGATGCTCGAAATATTCAGGTCAGTAGATCTGAAGGGGCTAATGTTGGTTCTTTAGAAAATGTTCTTGGTAATGAATTATTGTTAAATATTAATACTTTAACAGGTTCTACTGGTCAAAAATGTATTGGATACTTAACTGATGAAATAAGTAATTACATTTATTTATTTACAACAAACGATACTTCTACAGCTGGCTTTAACAAAATTGCACAAAACTTTATAATAAGACATGATACTGTTTCTAATATTAGCATTATATTAGTTAGTGGTGCTTATTTAAATTTTAACATTGCAAACCCTATATATGGTGTTAATTTATTAGAAGATCTTTTATTTTGGACTGACAATAGAAATCAACCAAGAGTTATAAATGTTTTAACAGCGGCTACTAACAACACTTATTACACAACAGAAGATCAAATATCTGTAGCTAAATATAATCCATATCAAGCTATAGAACTTTGGCAAGACGTAAGTCCAACGACTAACCCTGCTAGTTATGAAACTACAATCCAAGACGTTACAACTCCTTATTTACCTAATGGTGGTAGCGCTGTAACTGTTGGTTCTTTTTCTGGTGGAGCTTTATCTATAAACGTAAATCAACTTGAAAACAATATAATACCAGGTGGAAGTACTGGATCTTTAATATCTTATATAAACAGCGCAGGTAATGTAGTTAGCACAGGGACAAGAGTTAATTCGATTGTTTATGTTGTGCCAACAACGCCTAGCCCAGTCCCTGACCCTCCTTATTGGAGAATAACAGCTACATCAAATTTACCTGCTCTTAGTCAAAACACCACGTTAGTTTTTAATCCTAATCCTTATTATGATGGTCAATTTGCTGGTGATGAAGATTATTTAGAAGATAAATTTGTAAGGTTTTCTTATAGATTTAAGTTTGAAGACAATCAGTATTCTTTATTTGCTCCATTTACACAAATAGCATTTATACCAAAACAAGACGGGTATTTTTTATATGTAAAAAACGATGCTCTAAATTTTCCAGAAACAACTGATCAAAGCAATACATATAGAAGTACTATAGTAAGTTTTATGGAAAATAAAGCTGATCTTATAAAGTTAAGAATACCTTTGCCTTTTAGTAAAAATGATTTACAAGAGAAATTGAATATAAGTGAAATCGATATTTTATACAAAGAATCTAACGGTTTAGCCGTTAAAGTTATAGACACTATTAGTATAGCAGAAATAAAAGCTCAAACAGCAGAGCCTAATGTTTTCACTTATGATTATATTTCTAAAAAACCATATAAAACACTACCAGAGGATGAGCTCACTAGGGTTTACGACAAAATACCAGTAAGAGCTTTTTCACAAGAAATAGCTAGTAATAGAGTTATTTATGGTAATTTTCAAAATCAACATACACCGCCTGACAGTTTAGATTACAGTGTAAACGTTAGTGATAAATCTAATTTTAATTTAAATTTATCTACAGCCACAGCAAATGGAGCCCAAACTGCTGGAGTGGGTGTTGCTATAAATATTCAAAACGAAAGCCCTGCTGGTGGTATAAAAATAGGAGACGTAGCTACAGGTACTGGTATACCTGCTAATGCAATTGTAACCGAAGAAACAGCAACCACAATAAAATTAGACAAAGCTGTATCTTTAGCAAACAATGCGGTTATAAATTTTGCGCCTATTGGGCCTGATACTAATACCGTCACAAAAGTAGAGTATCCTAATTCTACGTTAAAACAAAACAGAAACTATCAAGTTGGAGTTATGTTATCTGATAGATATGGAAGAACTTCTACAGTTTTGTTATCTAGCAGTAAAAACGAAGTTATAACTACAGATGGAACTTTTATAGGTGATACTATTTATTCACCTTATTTAGATGAAGGAACAAGAACTGATCAATGGCCTGGAGATTCTTTAAAAGTGTTATTTAATCAACCTATAGGTCCAGACAATGCTAATCCAGCTACTGGTTGGCCAGGTTTGTATAGAGGGCTTTTACCTAGTGGAGTACCAGGTGGTAGTTATAATCCTTTAGGTTGGTATTCTTATAAAATTGTTGTAAAACAAACAGAGCAAGAATACTATAACGTTTATTTACCTGGAATAATGGCAGCTTATCCCGAAGATACTGCTTTAGAACTAGGACAAACATCTCACGCTGTCTTAATAAGTGATAATATAAATAAAATACCTAGAGATTTAAGCGAAGTAGGTCCAGAGCAAAGACAGTTTAGAAGTAGTGTAGGTTTGTTTGGAAGAGTAAACAACATTGCTAACAGTTCAACTACAGCGATTGCAAACACAAATGTTCAATATTATCTTAATAAAAGTGACGATGTAGTTTCTACTATATCTACAATGCAAGATTTATTTGATTACGATCCTGTTGTTCCGCCTTTACCTAACTATTTTCCACAATTTTATTCATACGAATCAAACCCTTTAATTGCTAGAATAAGTACTGAAAAACAAGTAGGACAAATTTCTACTACTAACTACTCACCTGTTGGTGCTGAAGTTGCTATAAATGCCACTAGTGATGAAATATTATTAAAAAACGTAATAGGTAATACTTCTGTATCGCTTATAGGAAATTCAGTAACAGGAGTTGGCTTGCCTTCTGACTTATTAGTGGCCTCGCCAGGTTTTACAGCCGCAACAAGTGTTGTTCAAACGACATCTTCAAGCGCTAGTTCAAGCAATATAATAAGCGTATCATCTAGCTCTAACATAGAGCCAAATCAATACGTTAGCGCTACAGGCGTGCCAGAAGGTACGGTGGTCCAAAGTATAAACGGATCTAATGTTACTGTTAGTAATGTTGTTGATATTGCTAATGGAGTTACTATAGATTTTCAAACACCAGCAAAAATAAAAGTAAATCAATCAGTTACAGTCTCTTTTGATACAGAAATAACTATAGTAAATGACGCTACACCAGGTGTGCAATACCTAGCTGTTATGGAAACTGAACCAGTAGAAAGTCTTTTAGATATATTTTGGGAAACAACTAGCACTGGTTTAATAAGTGATTTAAATTCTTTGATATTAAACTCTTCAGACGGCGCTGCTAACTTTAGTTCATTTAATACTAGCCTTTTCACAGAAGCTTTACCTACAACATCATCAATATTAAGCGCTAACTTTACTCTTGAAGATAACTTTGGTGCTGTAATATCGCCATCAAATATAACTAGTTTTGTTATTCAGTCTGTAGTAAATGGAAACGGCACTAATGTTAATAATTACTTTACGTTAAGTAATCCAACTTCAGGATTTTTTAATGTAGTAACTACACCGGCTTATTATAGTAATGTATTTTTTGGAGATGACGCTGTTTTAAGAACTTTTACTATTACTTTTAAATCAGTTATAACTAGCGGAACTAATGTGACAGAAACTTTTTACAATGAAACTGTATCTTTACAAAATGTAGATCCTATTGTAACAGCAGCAACACCAGCGTCTGGCACTACAATAAACACAAACAGGTACGAGCAATCTTTAGCAACATTAGACGGTGTAAATGGTGCTAATAATACTACGTTAAGAACTCAAGATTTAACATGGGAAATAGTTAGTGTTTTTGATTTAACTGGATCTTCGCCTACAACTGATATAGGGCCAAACGGTACTAATTTAGGTTATTTTACAATACCAAGTAGCGTAGTGTCAAATCAAAAAAGAGCCATACTTACAAATAGTTCAGGTGGTAATATGCCACCTAATAGATATACTGTTAACTTAAGATTAAGTGACGCTATTGCTAGCGTAAACGCTGTATACACCGTTGATATGGTTATAGAACCTAATGTTGTTAGAGCTATTACTTGGCAAATAGTTTGCGATGGAGAAACTCAAGCCGATAATTTTCCAGCTGTAGAAATACAAATAACAGACGGATCAGCATCACCTACGCAACAAAATGGTTGGTATATTTTTCCTGTACCTTGGAGTACATTAGTCAATGTTAATGGTGCTAATGTTATTACAATAGACAGAACAAACGCTAGATTAACAAATCCATCAGGCGCGGCATGCCCTGCTTATGGTGATGCTTTCTTTTCACCTACATCAAGCGCTGCTGTTAGAGCTTTATGGACGGCTAGCGATTGCACTTGCACTAGCGGTAACACTGGTAATATAACAGATATTAGTAATATAGATACAACTGGTTATCAATTTGAAATTGTATAATGGAAATATCTAACAAAATAAGTAATAATTAAATATGGGAGCGATAGTTGAAGTAAAGTATTTTAACTCTTTTGTTTTAAAGAAGACCGTAAAAGAAAGTAACAATACTATCGTATGGAATGGTTCTTTTGGTATACCAGCAGCAAAAGGTGGTTATCCTGTAGTTGTTGATAGCGACACAGATGGAAGCACTAACTGGGCAATAGAAGAAGCTAGAATAAGAGGTGGTTATAATAATTTGTCAACTGACAATGGAGCTAAAGCTTATTTAGTAGAAGAAGAGCCTAATGCGGTAAGAAGAGGTAATTCATTAATATACTCTGGTATATTTAACTCAAGAACAGGTATAAACAATACAAATGTATTTTCTGTAGCAGATGATATCACAAAAAGCGCAGACCCTGCAAACGGAACAATTCAAAAACTATACGCAGAAGATACTAACTTAACAATATTTCAAGAGTTAAAAGTAAGTAGAGCGCTAATAGATAAAGACGCAATATATAGCGCTGAAGGAAACTCAGCTGTTACATCTTCTAACTTAACTATAGGTGTTATACAACCTTATCAAGGTAAATACGGTATAAGTAAAAATCCAGAAAGCTTTGCGGTGTATGGCTATAATAAATATTTTTCCGATAGAAATAATAACGTAATAATGAGATTATCTAAATCTGGTCTTGATGAAATATCTAGGTTTGGTATGATAGATTATTTTAGAGATGAGTTAAATAATTATCGAGTAAATAAAATAATAGGAGGTTGGGATATACACAATGATCAATACGTTGTTAACACATTAGATGAAAAACTACTTTCTTACAATACTCTTTCTTTTGACGAAAGTGTTAAAGGTTGGACTAGCTTTTTTGATTATAATCCTGATCAAATGTTTAGCCTAAGAAATAACTTTTATAGCATTACTAACGAATCACTATACAGACACTATGCTACTTCTGTAAACAGAGGTAATTTTTACGGAGCTAATTACCGTAGCTCTGTTACGTTTATATTAAACGCTGAATCACCTGTTTCTTCTAAAAACTTTAAAACAATAGGCTACGAAG